ATAATCCTAGCTTTACTGGATATAATCCTAGTAGTATGGATTTAGATAATTGGAGATAAATGCCTTTAAATAACGATGAAATTTACAACAGGATAGATTATTTACGAAGTATAAATAATGACGCTTTAGTAGATAGGTCAAGAATAAGAGACATCATGAATGGTGGTGAAGCTGCAGTAAGAGCTTTACTTGGTAAATCAGTAGATGTAGAGTATCACGAGTTACCAGCACCTAACTTATTCTTAACAGCCTTAGAACGATTTGCTCAAAAATTAGGTAGAACTCCTGATTTAAAAGTAGATATAATGAATGAAAAAGATTCAGAGAGAGCTAGAAAAAAATCTGAAAAGATAGAACGAATTGTAACTTCTTATGATAAGTTTCAAAAACTTAACATGCAGTTACCACAAGTTGGTAGATGGTTACCAGGCTATGGTTTTATTGTGTGGGTTATTAATCATAAAAAAGACAAAGACGGTAATCCTTATCCGTATGCACAACTAAGAGACCCGTTTACTTGTTTCCCTGGAATATTTGGTAATGACCAACAACCACAAGAAATGGCTATTATTTCTCGAGTACCACATGAGATGCTTGCGAAACAATATCCTAAAGCAAAAAAATATATTTTTGAACAAGCTGACAAAGATGGCGATGGAATAGATACTTATTCTGTTTTATTAAATGCATCAAACACACAAGGTGGATGGGCCAACTCTACTGGTAGTGGTAAAGTCGTTGTAGAGTATATGGACAGTGAAGGTACTTATGTATTCTTGCCTGAAAATAAAAAAACAATAGACTTTATGCCAAACCCATTAAAGTCAGGCCCATGTTTTGTAGTAGCTAAACGATATTCGTTTGACCAAATGCAAAGCCAGTTCCAACATATAACGGGACTAATGGCTAACATGGCCAAAATAAATATTCTTGGAACTATTGCAATGGAGGACGCAGTGTTTACAGAGACAAACATTGTTGGAGAAATAGAATCAGGTAAATACCGTAAAGGAAGATTTGCTGTAAACTATATGGCTCCAGGGTCTTCTGTGTCTAAGCCAGTCAATAATCTACCATATCAATTATTTCAACAAGTAGATAGACTTGAAAGACACTTAAGACTTGGTGCCTCATATCCGGTATCTGATGATGGACAATCTCCTAACAGTTTCGTTACTGGTAGAGGATTAGAAGAGTTAGGCCAATCTGCATCATTGCATGTTCGTGAGTATCAAGGAATACTTGCTGAAGCATTACAAGAAGTAGATGCTAAACGACTTGAGTATGATGAGGAAATGTTTTCCAGTAAGAGAAAACCTATAGCAGGTATGCATAGAGGTACAGCTTTTAAAGAGACTTATATTCCTAGTTCAGACATTTCTGAAATGTATCAAACAAGAAGAGTCTATGGAGTAATGGCAGGATTTGATGAGCCACAAAAAATAATTACAGGGCTGCAATTAAAACAACAGGGCATCATCGATACACAGACATTACAAGAAAACATGGATGGCCTAGAAGACATAACAAAAATACAACAGCGTGTAAATAAAGAACGAGCTGAAACTGTATTGTTTGAATCTCTTATGGCCCAAGCTGCACAAGGTAATCCTAAAGCAACAATGGCTGCTATTGAGATTCGTAAGAACCCACAGAACATGTCAGATATATTAGACAAGTTTTATACTGCAGAGGGAGAAGAACCTACAGAAGAGGAAGAAGCATTATTAGCTGGGCCACCACAAGCAGGCCCACAAGCAGGACCACAAGGTGGACCTCCTCCAGGCCTCGCTCAAGTATTAGCACAAGCACAAGCTCAAGGAGGACAAACAGGTGGCTAAAGATTACGACCCAATGGCAAAAACTAATTCTGAGTTTTATAACATGATTAATGCTGAAGACTGGCAATTTAATTTTGATAGAGAACTAGAAATAGAAGATGCAGAGCTACAAGAGTTCACTCCTCCAGTTATGCAATACTGGATTCCTTCACCAATACCAGGAGTTTTTTTACGAGTTGACTTTACATTAGAAAACGAAGATTCTAATAACGAAGAAATGATGGACTTTTTAAATAACCTACATGATTTTTTAGAGGAAGAGGATAATTAATATGGTACGAAAATCAGCATCAGAAAAAATGGCAAAAGAATCAACAGACATGAGAGACCCAGCTTTTCAAGATTTATATATACCTAGAAAAGAAGGTGACTCTACTGGTTCTTCAGCAGAAGTTAATAATTTAGCTGCAGGTTTATCAGGTACTTCTGCTACAGGAGAAAATGCCGAAGTAACACAATCTATACAAAGAGCAGTTGGTAGGCCTATAACTTTACGAGAAGGAACTAAATTTCAAAATGAAGCTAACACTACTGGCATAACACAAGGAGCCGGTGATGGTCCTCTTAAAAATAGACCTACTACAGATTTAGATAGTTGGGTTACTGGCGTTATGAAGAAATACAATCATCCGATATTAGCTGAAATACAAAAACAAGGAATGAAGGCTCCTATTGTAGAAAACACTATGAACAGATTCCGTTTAGCAGATAGTCCATACAAAGATAATGCGTAGTTATGGTCTCAGGTTTTCTGCTTCAGATTTAAGTCAACAATATGCTGAAGAGACTCTTAACAGAGTAAATAGTTTTAATAAAGGTTTTAAAGAATCAACACCTGAGTTAGCAGATACAATAGCTAACTTTATGATTTCTTATCCTAACTACGATAAAGAGTTGGCTGCAATAGCTGCACTAGAAGGATTGCAACCAGGAGACCAATTATCTTTAGATTTAGCTAACAGAGTGCAATCAATTATGGCTAAACAAAATTCTCAAGATTTAATTACTGATGTAAGTTGGGGCAAAAGAAAATTTCAAATGGGCTTGTTAGCATTAGACGCTGCATTCCAACCAGTATCAAGAGGTTTTAAATCTGCAGTAGTTGCTGCACAAGAGACTGGACAATCTGTACCATCTACAGTTGGTGCTGCTACATTAGGTGGACTATACAGTGCTTTTACTCCTGGAACTTCTACATCAGGATTCTTAGATTCTATGGTAGGCCCAGGTACGGGTGCTGCATTTGATAGAGCTAAATCTAAATATGGAGATACAGAATTTAAATTAGCATTAGAACAAAGTAGACAAGGTAAACCACTTAACTTAGGTTCAGGATTCTTACCTAACTCAGTAGATTTAAAACAAACACAAACTTACTTAGATGAAATAAGAAAAGGTACTGATTCAAGAACTGCACAACAAAAAGCATCAGAAGTGTATGGAGTTCCTATAACACAATTGTTTGATGCTAGAGAAGATAGATTTAAATACACAACTAAAACAGGTAAAAAAATAAACATATCTCCTGGTCGTATAGCTGCATCACAGATAGTTGAACCAGGAACCACAGGATACAATGTTGTGTCAGGTGTTATTGATGGAGTTTTTAGAATAGCTGCAGACCCACTTAACTTAGGGTTAATGTATGGAGCTGGTGTAAAAACTGCAATGAGAACCTTAGCTAGTTCAAATAGAACAGCGTTAAAAGCCACAGACAAAGTAACTTCATTTATGAAAGGTTTTTTACCGGGTAAAACTGGTAAGTACAATCGTGCTTTATATTACGGTAGAACAATAGATGATGTACGAGCTACACGATGGGGACAAAAATTTGGAGAAGCTATTGCACAACTCAAAGGTAATGAGGGTAGAGCTTTCTTAGCAGACATTCCTGAGTTTTCTAAATTACCTGCATCTGTTAGAGAAGTATTAATACATGTTGATGATGCAGATGATGTATGGAATGTACTAGATGTAGTAGCTAAAGGTGGAGAACTTACAGGACAACAATTTGACAACATGTTTGCGATGATTAAAAAATATGTTTCTCCTGGTAAAAAAGTAGAGTTAGACAGAATTAGAGAACTTTCTATTAGTAATCTTAATTTTGGACTTGATACCATACCAGCTAAACCTACTGCTACAGGAGAGTTTTTTAATTTTGTTGGAAAAGTTATAACCGGTAAACAACAAGACTTAGCACCAATGAGAAAATTTGCAGGTATGTTTTTTGCTAGAAATAATCCAGCTAAAGGATTGTTAGGAGTAGGTTCTCAAATTAGACAATCACTACCTAAGCAACTTAAAAGAGCAATTGATATACGACCTACAACAACAATGACAATTATGAACCTTGACGAAGCTGCTAAAAATGCTGATGACATGTTAAAACTTTCTTTTTCAGATGCAAGAACTAGAGGCCTATATCAAGAAGAAATATTAGGTGCTACTTCTCAACAACAACTAAATGAAATTACACACTCAGTAAATTTATCTATTGCAGAAAGTGTCAGGAGAAGAAATCCACAACTGCAAATAGATGTAGAAGATTTTGTAAATCAACAAACAGCTTACAATGCAGGGATAGAACAACTTAGACAATTCTTTTCTAGTTCTAATGGTGGCTCTATTGCTTTTCCTGGGACACAAACAAAAGTTAGATATACAAAACTTGTAAAAGATATAGAACTACGAGCTAAAAAACTTGGTATAGAAGTAGATGAAAAAAATATAAGACAAACAATTTTAGAGGCTGTTCCAAGTATGCATTTATTGTCACAAGCTGCAGATAACTTTTCTGCACAGTTATGGGACCCACAAGATATTGTAAGAGCAACTAAGGCTACCTCAACATTAATTGGTCCTAGTGATTCATTACTTAGAGCATGGGCTAAAAAACCAAGAGACATAGCAACTCTTAACTGGACTGATGCTTTTAAAATACCTAGAAGAGCTTTAATGCAAAATACAAAAAATAATAAACTACAACTTAAACCAAAAGGGCCTATTGATAATTTTCTTGATGAAGCACAAAACAATATACTTAAACCTTTATGGATGTTAAGACTTGCACTGATGTTAAGAATTGCACCTGAAGAAGGTGTAAGAGCTGCATTCGGTGGTAAAACAAACTTTATAACTACACCTTTTGAAAGAGCTGCTTTAAATTCTAATAAACAACTAGGGTTCATGGGGCCTAAAGTTAGAGAAGATGAGGTCTTCCAGGCCTACAACAATCTAGGAGAAATTGTTATGTCAACAAGAATGAGTCCTGATGATGTTACATTTCTAAAAAACATGATAGATGAACAAAGTATTGATGATTTTAAATCTATTAAGTATGACAAAGTAGAAAAGTTAATTAAATCTAACTTATTAGAAACGAACACAGAAGGAGTTGTGTCTGATTATTTAATTAATGCTGCTGTAAATGGTTTTGATTTGAGAGATATTAGATTTGCAGAACTAACAGAAAAAGCATTTAAGGTTAAAACTAGAAAAATAAACGCAAAAGCTAAAGGTAATATTACTGGGAATGATGGAAAAACTTATGAGTCTATGGGTGCAGCATTTGTAGAGGGTCAAGGATTTAATATAGATTTAGATGCTGTTAGGTATTTAGACCTTCAAACAAGAAGTCCTTCTGAGGCTGATGCTTTCGTGTCTGCTTATAAAGAGTTTGAATTTAGTTTAGGAACACGAGGAGAAATGGATGCTGCTGCTAAAAAAGCAGGAATGTCTACTGCAGATTATGTAGATGCACAGATAGATAATCTTTTTATGACTGATGAGACAGTAGCTTTATTATCAAAACAAGACCATGTGTTAGGTACATATTTTGATGATGAAGGTAATTTTTTACTTGATGTCTCTATAGGCCTAAAAGGTGATAATGCAGTTGTAAATGCTGTACACATGGGAGCCAATGCGTTTCAAGAATCTATTTATATTGGTAACAAAGAACTAGCAGAAAAAAGTGGATATACAAATCTTGTTAATGATGATGGCCTTATGTATTTATAC